CTTGGGTAAATGTTCATATGCTAACTGCAATCGTCCTAGAAGGTCACGAGCAGTTGCAGCTTTGTTAGCGAGTATTGCTACGTTCACAGATGCATTGAATAAAACATAGTGAAGTAGATAGGCGATAATAGTAGTAGACTTACCAGACTGACGAGGTAGTTTACAGATTGTAAAACGATTATTATGAAATGTTCCTACCATTTCCTTTTGGAAGTCATACATCTCAAAAGGCACAAGACCTTCATCAAGAGAAACAATCATAATATATTTTTTGATAAAGTAGATAGGGTCTTTCATACACCTACCGTATTCCTTAATCTCTTCTTCTGTCCAATCTTGAGAGACATTAGCTTTCTTGAGATTAGGATTACCTAAGTAAACTGATTCGGACATTAACTACCCTTTATCATTTTTTGAAGTTCTGCTGTACTTCCAACGAACAATGCATTAGTAACATTCTTAGGAGCGTTATCAGGAACCTCTGAAAGTTTTTTCATCTTCTCCTGTAAGTCTCCAAGTTTCTCTGCAACCTCTGAAACTTGTTTGATAAGGTTCCCTGCAACTTCATAAGTTCTTGGATGTTCAGACTCTTTAGCTAACAACAATATACCATCAATTGCAGCAGTTCCTTTTTCAACTAAGTTATAGAAGTTTTGTCTTTGGTAATCATAGTCGCTTTGTATATCTTTTTCTTTATCTACAGAAACAACTTTATGCTCATAGTTCCAAGGTTCTTTTTGTAAAATTTCAACGTCACTTACAATACCAAGAGTTTTATCTAATTCTTTTAGGGGATTAGACATTATTACTCTTCCTTATCCGTACCTGTCACTGGGTCAAATACTTTTGCGTCCTCAAAGAATGAACTTGTCTCGTTAAATCCAAAATCATCATCTGCTGAAGCATTTGAAGGTGTAGGTGCAACTGTATATCTCTGCTCTCTTCTTGGAGCATTATCTTTAATATCAGCATACTGATCAACTTGAACAGTCTTAATAACACTACTGGATGTAACAGGACCATATAGATAAAACTTTGCGGTAAAGTCTAGTGTATAAATTAAAGACCTTCTTTCTGCAAAATCTCCATCATAATCATCTTCATATGATATACCATTGAGAATAATAGGAACATCTCTTTTAATACCCATATCAGTCATATCATTAATTGTCAATGTATAATCTGGTTGAAAGAAAGGAAGAATTTGTTCTACAATCTGTAGAGCATCATCAGATTGTTTTGAGAGAATATAAAGTTGAAAACCAATGTTATATGGTACAGGCATAAATTGAGTATCAAGTCTATTTGAATTAGCACCCTTTACTTTTTTAAATTTTTGAACCCTGTTTAGTTTTCTGGAAGGATCATAAGAAAGTTGAGCAATCTCAAAACCAATCCTAGGCAAAGTAACTGCAATCTTTTTTGTCAAATCAGGGTCTTCTGCAAGACGAACAAGAAACTTTTGTCTTGGCCCATATGCTAAAGGAACCTTCAAGGTCTGTTTAATATTACCGTCATTGTCCTTACGAACTAACTGAATATTATTAAATACTGTACCAAACGCAACAACTACGCTGCGAATTGTTTCATGATAAAATTGTTGTCCTAACATTAATTTATACTCCCTGCATCACCAAATGGATTAGATTCGGTAAAGTCTAGCACCGTATCATCCAATGTGTCAAATAACTCGTTCTGGGCCATTGGGTCAAGATCATCGTCACCTCTAGTTCCCTGTCCTATTATATAGGACTCTTGTATAATGTATTCATCACCACCAGTTTCAAGTAGAATACTCTCACCACCAAGGTCTGTTTCATCTTCACCGATAATTTTATCACCATCAGTCTCATCCAACAACAAACCAATTTCAGTAGGAGAATGATGAATGTGAATACCTTGATTAATAGTAACACCAGCTGCCTGTTCAAGAGTAACTTGATGATTAGAACTTGCAAGAGAATCCTGATCTTCTATTTCGTCAATCTCAGTAATACCTGTATCCAGTGTTTCAGAACTGTAATCAAATATCTGACAAGCCATTTTATAAACTGGAAGGTTGTCTAACTGGTAAAATGGCTCTTCATCCTCAACAGATTTTATTTCAAACAACATCTTAAATATTGGGTGAAATATCAAATCTCCTTCATAAGGCCTATCTAAACCTGTTGGTGCAGTATCCTTTACAATATAAAAATCTTCTCCCTCAAGTGATGTTGTACCAATAGTGCCAGATTCTTGAAGGATAGCTCCACCAGAATCATCTGTGGCAGATTCTATTGAAATTTGTTTGGATAATAATTGAAATCTAGGAACTGAAACAGTGAATGTAACTTGACTCATATCCTGTAAACCAAATTTACTCATTAACAAATCATTACCACTCCACCCCTGATTATCTTCAACATACATCTCAATTTTTCTAGCGTGTTCAAATTTTGATAAAGAATCTTCACCTAAAATAGTATCTTCAGCAACTTCTATCCTGTCAATATAATGCACATCGTGACCATATATCTGAATTGCCTCTGCAACGAGATCAGTATAAAGATTTCGTTCTGCAGCAATTGTTGCTATACCACTGGTGTGAAAATGTTTACTAACAGCCATACTCTTACCCTATCATGTAGTTGACTGGCAACTCAAATGCTAATGAAATTTGTTCCTCTAGTCTTTGTTGTTCCTCTAATGCTTGTGTGTAAATGGTTTCACCGTTCATTGTAACACCACCAAGCATGGCAACACCACTAAACTTAGAAAGGTTAGCACCCCATTGTCTTTTAATCAATGCTGTTGCATATCGTTTAAGATAGATATCATCAAAGATATCAGTATATGTTGTAGGGTCAAGTTTACGATAGCACTCTATAATTATAAACTCTCCGACAGTCATATCATTCTGCCAATCCATGTCAATGTAAAGACGGTTTTGATGTTGATTAAAACGAATAGGTGTTTCGCCTACAAGGATATGCTCTAGAAAATCTAGGTGCTGCATTGTCTGTTGATAATGCATAACTGAGGTTGAGGAAAAATCATAGAGATCATTTAGTCTTAATTGATAACGAACATCAAACAGACTGCCTCCACCACCAGTATCAGTGAGAGGAAATACTTGCACAACAGAAACAACCGAATCTGGTACAGGTATAAAACCTTTACCTTCTAACCAATCAGCAGAAACAGTGTTATCAGCTTTATCTGTTACAGAAACTGATGTATTTGTTATACCTCTATCAAGCTCTGCTTGAGTTACCTGATGCTTAAGATACATTCTCTCAATACCATCATAGTGGTATTGTGCGAAGTATTGTAATGCTTCATCTAAACGATCATCTACTTGATCATCAGAAACATTTATATCTATAACACCAGAACCTAAAGCTCTGAGACAATAGGTTTTAAGAGTTGCCTTTGTAGAAGGTACTGCCATAATTTTCCCCTTTCTACATATTTATATGTTTAGAAGTCTGTGTTATCTATTAAGATGGTTCATCTGGAAATACAATATCATCTGGATCAGACTCAGATGCTGGTAAATCTCTAAGAGCTTGACGATATGTTTTCCAAGCACTAGACATTGTGGGTGAATCAGGCATTGATCTCCAATCTGACTCAGCAAGTTTAGCATTACGTTGGCTTCTAATTTCTTTCAACTTCTCAGCAGCAATAGCCAAAGGTATAGCCGTGTTTACAGCGTCTTCGGTTGGTTGCGTTCTACTGTCCATCCATTCAACGTCAGCGTAATCGTCTGAAAACAAATGGTATTCAGACAAGGGCAGCAAATATTGAAAAGCCAGATGAATATTTTCTTGATTAAAAGTAGCCATTATTATGCTCCTATTTCAATTAAGAGTAGTTCAGAGTTTACAGCGGCGTTTCCAATAACATCTGTAGGCTTAGTATGGAGTGCAGCAGTGTTTCCACTTTGCCCTGATTTAAATTGCATTTTGTAAGTCACCTCACTGTCAGTGTTGGGGCTATCAAGGAAAAATTGAATTGCTCCTTCTGGCCCTTCAGTGTCACCTTCTCCGTAACCAGAAGTAGAACCAGCCGCAAATGTGTTACTCTTTCCTGTAGTGTCACCAAGCCCGATTGCAGTAGAAGCACGAACAATTTGTGTACACATGGTATAACTACCACCGCCTTTAACATTTGATATTACTAAAATTTTACTACTAGTCGCCGCTGGAGTAATTGCAATCGATAGACCAGTGACATCGACATAACTGTAAGAAGTCGTGGTCTGTCTTTGACCAACGCTATCGTACAAAACTTGCAACACTTTCCCGCCGGCCACAGCTTCAACAGCTGCTTTTATACCAGAACTTCTGCCAAATCCTTGTCCAATTATTCCTGTCATATCAATTACCTCGTCTGATCTAAGAAAGTAACTACAATATCAACATCAGCACTATTTGCCGTTGCAGCACACAAGTGGTCAGTATCTGTTATTACAAACCTATCGTTAAATATAAAAGTTTCGTTTGCACCTAGAGCTTGATCTGAAAGTAATTCATAATCAGTGCCGCCTCCATCTTCATCTATATAAAGATCAAAAGTTTCAGCCGCACCCGCTGTCTCCGTTGCAACAACTGATAATATAACATACGTGTGACCATTTACACCGTTGATAAGTACACTTTCGCTGTTTGTTACTCCAGCCGTTAAAGAATATGAAAAAATTTCACTTGCCATTTATTTTTCTCCGTTTAATTTAATTAATTTAGAATCCAAGTACCATTGCTTTTCCAGTTGATACCATTGATGAAGTAATCGCTGGGGTTGCCGATACTTCTCCCCCTGCAGCTATCAATATAGCACCTGTGGCTGATGCAGAACCAATTGTACCAGCATCTTTAATTACAAGATCATCTACAAGAGTAACGATACCAGTTGAAGCAATTGAAATTGCAGAGGTTGAACTTGTAACACCAATTGTTGCAGCATCTTTCAAAATTAAATCATCTACTAGTGTAACGATACCTGTAGAAGCAATAGTGATAGCAGTTGCTGCACTTGCAACACCTATAGTACCACCGTCCTTAATTAGAATATCATCAACGAATGTTACTATACCAGCAGAAGAGATTGTCATTGCAGTTGCTGCACCAGCACTACCTATAGTACCATCATTCTTTACAAGGATATCATCGACAAAAGTAACGATACCAGCGGCTGAAATTGTCATTGCTGTTGGTGCAGAAGCAGAACCAATTGTTCCACCGTCTTTAATTGCTATATCATCTATGAATGAAACAATACCTGTAGATGCAATACTAATGGCAGATGTTGAAGATGCAACACCGATTGTTGCAGCATCTTTTAAGATTAAGTCATCTACTAAAGTAACAATACCTGTAGAGGCAATTGTAATTGCAGAGGTTGAACTGGCAACACCAATTGTGCCACCATCTTTAATTAGTATATCATCTGCAAAAGTTAC